CGTTTGGTCCGGCATACTGTCCACCGTGTAGTCCCACTGAGGTGTCTGATCACTGAAGTGAACATTCTGATGTTGGGACTCTAAACTTTCCTCGTTTATTGATACATTAAATTTATTGTTATTGTTCATATTAGCAAGTCATCATTAACGAATATGTGGAGGACTCAATCCACAAATCGTGTGTCAATCCTGCGTATGGCGAATACTCCCCTAAATAGGGGTACTTTACGGGGAAAGTGCCTCTCTCTGCAAGCCTATGCTATGTCCTATGATCGACTAATTGGACACGCATGGTAATCCAATACAGAGAGCCTCCTTTTGGTGTAATTAGACATGGTAGGTTACGCCCAGAGGGATGCATTTTAATGTCTGCCCACGACTTAGCAGCTTAATCGTACTTTTCCTTCCATTTCTGCAATCTATCATCATATGTTTCATGAATGACGGTGCAACCGTGGGCGATATCAGCACGCTCAGCAACTTTTTTCATCTGCTCACGTCGCTCTTCATAGACATTACGTCCATGGGAAAACCACTCTCGTAAACCACCATCAATATTCTGCATGGCTTGCTGTTCACGAGTAATGGCTTTGGACTTAAGGACTGCATGAAGACTCTTGAAGATAGAATCTTCATCAAGTGCTCCCATGATCATCCCTGTGTCCTCGCTATATACATTAGCGCGTTTAAGCAGATCTGCCTCTTCATCCTTCATGTAAGGTGTAGGTTCCGATTCTTTATCAGGCATTGTAAACTTCATATCACGTTCTTCCAAGAACTTTGCCACAGCAATGTGGTTAAATTCTGGAAAATCCTCGTGAACTGAACTTTTCGCATCATCACCATAAGTAATGAGCGAGCATACATCGCGAAACTCAGGTACATTTTCACGTCCCTTAGTAATGTGATAATATGCACACCTGAAAAGAAGAGCATTCACAATGGAGTTGATATACACTGTAAGATTTTGTCCCGAAGGATTGGATCCATAGTGTTGAATCAAATCTCCATTATATGCCATTAATGGATAGCAAATATCAGTAGCAATCCCTTCCATGATAATCAAATCACGGTCAGAATAGCCACATTCTTTTGCAATATC